TTTATCATCAACCGTTAATGTAGTTGAATTAATTGTTGTCGTCGTTCCAGCGATATATAGATCACCAAGAACATCTAAATTTTTATGAACAGTAACTTTCTCTGCGTTATTTACTGTATCAATAGTGAAATATGGATTGGTTCCTTCGGTAATAGTAAATGCATTTACGGTATTATCTTGTAATGCAATACCGCCAGGAACATTAATAGGTCCACTAAAAAATACACTGCCAGTTTCGCTATCAATTCTAAATTTCTCTACAGTTCCATCATTAATAACAAAATTTTGACCTACGCCGCCTTTAAATACAAAATCACCAGTACCATTTGGATCAACAATAATATCAGCATTTGTTCCTCCAGAAATTGTAGTTAGAAAAATACTAGACCAAATTTGAGAAGATGAACCTAAGTTATAAGTATTATTAGTATTTGGTACAATACTAGAATTAACATCTGCACCAAATACAATATTATCTGTATTTCCATCACCGAGCGTAATAGACCCAGCAGATCCATCGCCAGCTCTAAAAGTTATATCGCCATTGACAGTTAAGTTCCCACCAACTAAAGTATTTTTATGAATGGTTACCAATTCCGAACCATTAGTGGTGTCAACACTAATATATGGATTTGATCCTTCAGTTATCAACAGAGCGTTCAGAACATTGTCTCTAATGAAAATATCAGTAGCAGCATCCTGCAGATAGATATCTCCGCCTTGAATAGTCAGGTCTCCAGTTAGTGTTGCATTGACTAACTGCTGAGAACCACTGACAATATCATTAATTGCCAGTGTAATTACCTTTGATGTGGTCGTAAGAGAACTAGCATCTCCAACATCGCTGGATAGATTATTAATTTCTTGACGTTGCTGTTCAAACGAATACGTTTTTAATACTTCTCTAACCGCCATGTCTTATTAATTCTCTTAGAAGATTTTTTATGTCTGACAATTCATGCTTTAAACTTTCAAGATCTGACTGCAATTGCTTGACGGAACAATTACTACTACGAATCCTTTTTATATCTTCAAATGTGCTTTTATCAATATTTATAACCGCTCCAGTAGAGTTATCTCTAACCAGATTATCGTGCTCTATAATTTTTGAATAATCCATTATTAGAATGAAGCAACAACACGAATATCTTGAATTTTTGGTACAAATACAGGATTTGCAGATCTCATAACAATTTTCACAGCAAACGAAGTAAATTCAGCCAAATTGGCAACAGAATACTTGTATTCTTTATAAGAATTTTGACTTTCGATATAACCAGATATTAAATTATCTGTAGATGGAATAACTTCAACATCAGGTTTTCCTGTAGAGTTAAAAAATTCCCAAGATAAGTCATCAAAATTATATTGTGAAGTGGCATAATTTACTTTATATAAAACTTGTACATCATCAATTTCAAACATATTAGATGTCAATCTAACATCAATTGAAGTTGCTGGTGTTTCTAATGTTATCTCCTTAGTTAAATATTTTGCTAATGATGAACTATTATTATTTGTTTCTGGTACAAACAATATGCCATCTGCATATGTTACTTTCTTAACTTCTAGGAATGATTTAGTATCAGTTGCTTGATTTTCGTAACCAACCAAATCATTGACACGGAAAATATCTTTACCTTGAGTTCCCGAAGAACTTGATATAGATATACGTGCATAATCAGAACCAACAACAGAAGGCGATACAAAATTATTATTAATTGGTTGTTTATTACAAGAAACTCTAAGAATTTTTTTCTTCGAATCCCAGAAAACTACTTTACCATTAATTAAATTATCATAAGATTTTGTTGTATCTGTTTTATCAACTGCAGTTACGGTTGAGTTAGATTCAAATGCAAATGTAACTTCGGTTAAACCAGACGAAGCAATAGTTAATCCAGTTAAAGATGGTTGTGATGAAAATGCTAATGTTTCACTTGGAGTAAATAATGTGTCTGTAAGCATTTTTACATATAACTCACTAGTTGATGAGTCAAATTTAACGATAGATGCCTTTGCTTTTGAAGTGTTTCCAGAAATTAATTTTACATTTGCTGCATCGCCTGGATTTATAGTATTTGCGTTTGTGCCATTTACTGTAAATTTATAAACAGGATAAAATTCTAATAATTGATCTCTTCTACCATATCTATTTTCTTGTCCCGAACATTTTTCTGTGTGATTATTTACTAATATTACATTAGCGGATCTTAAATCAATTATGGGAGAAAGATATGATTTGGTTGACGATAAAGTTAATTTATACTGTAAAGAATTTTTGTTAGATCCAGTAATATTTTTTAATTCATTTATACGTGAACAAACTACTTTTTGATTATTGAAAAAGTGCTCTTCATTTAAGAAAGTTTTTTCGTAATCATTTTGACTGTATGATTGATAATTTACAATATTGGTGTCAATTGGTAAAATATTTGTAGTTTTTACTTCAGCATCAACCTTTGTTTCGGCAAAATTTAAAAATTCTAATTGAGCAAAGAGTTTTTCGTATTTTCTATTATACGATGCTAAAACTTTAGAACCACCACCAAAAGCATTTGAAGAGGCAAGAGTAGTTGCTGAAATATTGTAATTATTTGATCCGCTATTTTTGACTTGATATAAAACATTATTAATTTGAGAACTATCAAAACCACCAAAACTATTTGAATTTTTAAAACTTACATAAGATTTTCCAGAATCTTCAAATCCATTAATTTTATGATTTACTTTAATAACACTGTTATTATTTTTATATAAAACTGAAGTAGCAGTTGTATCTGATAAAGAATCTGTTTCAAAGGGATTAGAATCTAATAATTCATAACCCAATGTTTTATTAGATAATTCCACGATACCATTTCTTGATGTATTAAACTCGGCACGATATAAAGTAAACTTAATATCTTCGAGGAGGTCTTCTGTCCATGCGTCAACGTTTTGTGACTTAAATACAGAACCCAACAATGGTTGTGAAGTTACGACGGAATTAGAAGCTACTTCGACTTCCCCTAACTTAGATGCCCATAATGTATAATCTGTTGAATCCGACTCAATAACTAAAGCATACTCAGTTTCATTCTGTAAATAAACTGGATAATCAAATGTAAATCTTGTTGGAGTAACAGAATTTAAAACACTACCACCTGTGGAATCAGTGGCAACGCCCATTCTAACCGATGGAGTATCAATTTCAATAAATGATTGAATTGAAGCTGCCGAAGCAGAAGTACCTTGTCCATTAATAATAATGGAAGGAGGATCAGTATACCCACTACCAGCGACCAATATATCAGTATTAAAAATATTACCATTTGATACTGAGCATGTTGCTCTTGCTTGTACACCACCTGGCAACTGAGGACTTTCTACTTGAATAGTAGCACTATCATATCCAGAACCTAAATTATTTACTTTTAATTCGACAATTCTGCCAGAATTTCTTGCAATAGTTATACGAAGATTGGTATTTTGTGCAGCATTATATTTTGTTAAAGAATCAAATTTTAGTTCTTCGCCAGTGTTGTTGTTTCCGATAAAAGATTTTCCATTATGATTGCTCAGAACAATGGTGTATACTTGATCGTTTGTGAGAGTATATGTTCCTGTAGTTGATGGAGTTAAAAGAATATTATTTCTATCATAAACATCTTTTACTGGTCCAGCGGCACCAGAAGAAGATCCTGAACACGTTTCGCCTTTTGTGATATTTAAAGTTCCATTTGTATAAACTCTCAAATAAGTATCTGGATTTAATACTGATTCGCTACCAGGGATAATATATTTTCCTGGTTTTCCGCTTTCAATATTACTTAGATATACTTTAATAGGAATAGTTGCACTTTTTGTATTGAAGAATAAATCAACACCAGTTAAGAACAAACCTCCTGGAAATTTTTCAACTTTAAAGGATTGTGATAATGGATTTGGTTTTACTTGTGCTCTTGTGTTTTCAATAAACTGAATTCCCTCTTTTCCTTTGAAAATAGCTGGAGAAGTTGAAATGATTGATGATGGTTGTTCTGGCAATGAGCCAGACACATAATAATTTACTTCTGTGAAAGAATCTACTGTACTGTCGATTAATCCTTCGCTGTTAGAAGTGAATTTTAAATTTTTAATTCCAGCTGTGAAGAATAACTCTACAGTTTCATCATATTGAACCGTTTGAATACTGCCTGTCCAAGAAGATCCTGACTGTGGTGCATACCCAGCAGGTACTAAGAACATGCCGCTAGCGTTACCATTGGCGTCAGTAATGATACCACTATTAAACACGCTCAGTGAATTTCCTGGAACACCAGTATATCTAAAATCTTGAACTATCCATCTATCTACAGATTGTTTATCCATAAACGAATATAGTTTCGTAAATGGTTTCATGCGGGTAATAGTAAAGAAGACAGGTACAGATCTACAGAATTGCTGTAAAGAATTATTTACAGTATTCGATCCAACAGATTTTGAAGAAACGTTCTGAGCTAATTCGTTATTTTGTGGGCTTATATTAGACGTGCTTGATAAAGATGCATTTGAAGTTGATGTAGTGGCAATATTTCTAGAAATATTACTTAACGAAGATGTATTATAAAAAACTCTATTAGTACCGACCCAATTAGTAATAAAATTATTATGAAGGCTTGCGTATGCATCTCTAGAGTCACTTTTTGCGTAGAAAGCAGAGAATACTTTACTATCATTATCTAAAACTAATGGAAATTCTGATTGATTAAACCACTTATCTAAATTAGGTGTTAATTTTGCTTCGCCAACATATTGCAAGACCACGAATGGATTTACTGGAATTTTTTTAGTTGCAAATGGATTTTTTGCAAATGCAATACTTTCATAAGGAAGTGTAATAATTTGATTTGTTTTTCTGTAGTGATTCAACTCACGTTGGTCATCATTTACATTAATTTCTGTTAATCTTAAAGAAGTTTCATATGATAATGGTCTAGTTAGAGATTGTTGAGTATCAATAGAACATCTATAATCTAATGCTTTTACATTTCCAATTCCATGATTTTCAAAATTATCTACAATAAATCCACTCTTGAATCTATCCAATCCAATATCATCTTTAACTTGCATATTTAATGCTTGTTGTTCTAAAACACTCAATAAGGTATATTTTTCTAATCTCTCTACACGTTTTTCTAATTTAGCAATATCACGCATAGTATAACGTTTATTATCAACAGAAATAATTTTTACATCTTCTGCTTTAGATGTGTAGGCTGGAATATAAAAATAGTATAGAGATATTGCATCATCAACATCTGCTGGTTTTGTGGGATTTAGAGAAGAATTTCCTTCTTTAATAATAAAAGTTCCTCTCTTATCTAAGAAAATTCCATCAATTCTATCTAAGAATTGCGAAGCAGAATATGAAATAGTGTATGAAAGATTTAAATCTGATGCAGGTGTATTTGAAGTTACTCCCGATGATCCAGTAAAGTTATTAAAATCTGTTACAGATAATATAGAGTTGTCTTGATATCCACTAATAATTGCAGATGAATCTACTTTTGGTCTAAAATCAAAAACATCTCTTAGTGATATTTTTCCGTAAATTGCAGAATTAAAATCTGGAATATCAGAAATAGAAACTCCCGACTCGTGAGTATAAGAATCAACGGTACAAAAATCTCCCTGACTATGTTCAAAATAATCAAATGCTACAATTAATTGTCCTGTAGGAGTTTCTAATCCTGGTTTTAATACTAAACGAGAAACATCATAAAAAGTATCACGCTGTCCATCATCAAATGTAAATCTTTCCGTTACATCTGTACCCGTAACCAAATCACCTGTAGAAGATACTACGGGGGGAGTTTGCGAAGTGCCCTCGTAAATATATCTAATTTTAACAACGTCAGAATACGAGATAATTTCATCACTGCTTGAATCAATATCAATACCACGAATAGGAACAACTTTATCTCCTGGCGTAATAATTAAAACTCGTTTATTTTCATTAAATGTTTTTAATCTTGGTCTTGCTTTTAAAACTTCAACGGTTGCGGTTAATTTTAAAATAGGAAAATTAGAAGATGTTCCAAAAAATGTACTGGGCAATGAAATAGTTACACTTCCTGCAGTAACACCGCCAGCTTCTGTAATAATAGAATTTTCAATAACAACTTGATCATCTTTTAAGAAAATAATATCGCCATTTTGAACTGTTGTGGAAGATTTTTTATCTAAAACAGTAAGAATAAAATTTTCTTTTGAGAATGGAGCAAATCTTTGTGTGCCATATGGAAGTTGAGCAGCGAATGTAATATTACCACCACTTGTAGAAGCAATAGTAACAAAATCTCTTCTAAAGAAATAAGAAATTTCTGAATTTTCTGGATCTTGTACAACTTTACTTAAATATTTTGAAGTGGTTGGAATAACCAAAGTTGATTTGGCAGCATTTCCAATTAAAGGTCTAACTCTGATTACACTGGTATTACTTACATTATTTTGTAATACATTATCAAAATATATTCTTGCTTTTATTAATCCTTCTGGTAAATCAATTCTTTGTACAATTACTCTAATAACATTATTAGCAAAATCTGTAAATTGAATTAAATCTCCAGGAACTAATTCTGTTGCTGGATTACCTGAAAATCCATTACATTCAACAAATTTAGATCCTTTAGTTCCAGAGAAAGTAAAATCAGTTAATACTTTTGTTGATAGATATGAAGAATCGAAAGTTTCTACATCCGATGTAAATGTATATACCGATCCAGCTCCAAATGAAGAATGCAGTGATTTTACATTTTCTGGACCATATGATTGAACTGTGCTTCTATAAAGAACTGGAGTAACTACAGCTGAGGAAATTACATTAGTTGTGCCAGTATCAAAAGAAATAGAAGGTGTTGTGGCATACGTTTGCGAAACTAAGTTTCTATCTTTAATTACTATTTTAAAAATATAGTTGCCATTGATTCCTATTTCAACTGCAGAGTTATCATATGTTACACCATTTATTTTTAATTTGGTTGATGCTGGATATCCTTCTCCTCTGTAATTTACAATAAAATGCGATACAGTTCCTTCTCTGGCAATTCTTAGAGTATTTCCTGCTTCATCTGAAATAGTTTCTCCAGATAAAAATTGACCAGAAAGCACTCTGACACACAAAATACTTCCCGATGTATATTTTGATGCTGCTGAACCTTCTATGACACCATAAGCACTGCTAGATAGTCCAGTAACATATTTTCCTGGAACAAATGTTTGTGTTGCTATAGTTTGATCTAGAACAATCTTTGTGAAAAAAGTTGGATTGAAATATGATAATCTAAAAATAGAATTATAAGTAGATTGTCCAGAATTTAATCTTCCTTTGGATAAAATAATATCAGTATCTACATTAAATCCAGATCCTACTTTTTGTAAAGAAAAATCCTTTGGTTTTGTTACACCAATTACAGGAGTAATTATATCATTGTAATCAATAATATGTGAATATGGCGAGATGGTTGCGTTTTGCCCTTGACCTTGGAAATAAAATTCACGAGCATCATCTTGAGTTAAGAAAAGTTTTCTTCTTTTAACAGTATCAAAATCATCATATTCTTTTAAGAAAAATTGAAGATCTTCTTTATTTCCTATAACAGTTAGCTCCAGATAATTTGGTTCTACCGTTCCAGAATAAGGAATCTCGGGTCTTTTTACAATAGAATATGATAAAACATCAACACTTCTAGCTATAGTAGCAGCAGCAGAAGTTCCTAAATTAACAACATACCAAAGTTTAGTAAATGTAGATCCAAATTCAGAATCTGTTGGGAAAGTTCTGGAAGCAAAATTTGCTGGATCTGACAAATAAAGAGTAATGATACCATCATCTAAACCAAACTTTTGTCCTCTGCGATTTAAAGTTTGTTTAATGTAAGTAGAAGTTTCTGTATTATTTAAACCTACCGAACCGTCGTTAAAAGTAGAATTTAAATAGATAGTCGGATATGCAGTTAATTCTTGACCATCTGCATTCAATGGCATACTTCCGTAGACATTAGAAATATTGAAATAAGATAGAGATGAAAACTTAGATCTATTATTTTTTTGTACTAATGTATCTCTTGCCTTATTGATTTCTAAATATTTTTTTTCTTTATTTACAATCTCATATCCTTTAATGTATGCTTTTCCAGATTCAATACCAGCCAGCATCAATTCCGAAGCCTCTGATACTGATTTTTTATTTACTAGTCCAGTTTCTTCATTTAGTGGATATACGCCTTTGTTGCCATCTTTTTGATAATATTCTCTGAGATCTAAAGAAAAATTATCTACAACATAATCTCCAGATTCATCAAATGTTCTTCTAGCTAAAGTTTCTTCTAGAACATTATAATCTGTAGATTTTACTAATTGCTGAATCTCGCCATCTTTAATAGTAATTAATTGAACATATTGACTATCAGTTAGAGAATCATAATCAAGAACAACTAAACTTAAATCAATATTTAATCTATGTGCTCCAGGTGCTGAAAAATTTGAAGATCCTTGAGAATTGTCATATAATGAAATATCTTGTTCTGGAGTAACAATATTTTCTGTAATCGCAAATCCTACTTTTGCGGAAGGTTTATTATAATATTTGTCTACAATAATTAATTCTTCGGGGTTATTTACAAAATATCCATTTACGAAATATACTCCAGGTTCTACTTTTACAGCCGAAGCATACCCCATCGCAGGACTATCAATTACTTGACTAGTGCCAGTATCATAATCTTTAATACTAATAGTCGTAGGCAAAACACTACCATCAGTTCCCACAACTAAAGTGGGTGTATCAGCAATATCAAGTACTTCTAGTTCTTCACCTTGTCTAAATGTAAATTCGTTATTTGCATTACCGCTGTTTATATACTTAACAAATAAAACATCGGATTCAACTTCAGAAGATTTTGAATACCAAATAACGGAAGCTTGAACACCAGAAGATAACCCACTTAATGTTTTTCCAACTAGTTCGGAAATATCGTATTTTTGAAATACAATGTTACCATTATTGTTAACAGCAACTTCAGAAACAGATGCCAACTTAACATAATCTAATTTATTATTAAACGAAACTTCGCCAGGAACTACTTGTTGACCTTGTTTGAATTTACTTCTTCCGAAGTTTTCAATTTGATTTTGAAGTACCGATTGTAGTGTAGTTAATTCTCTAGTTTGAATACTATAACCAGGACGGAATAATACTTTGTAAAATCCTTTATCTACGCTAAAATCATCGTTATATGGAGGAACATTAAGGGGTGTCTTTTGAGGCATTTTACTCTCAATCTCTTGCGAATTTACTTAATATTAAATCAGAACTCAATAACGAGTTTAATATCTTCTACTTGGTCAGGTGCTCTTGTGATCAATCTTCTATTTTCAATATATACGATTTCGCCAGAATTTGGTTGAATTTCTGGTAATGCCAATCCATTTGCAAATGTAGAACCCAAAGCAGAGGAAGTGAAAGTAGTGTCTACTGTTCCAGTAATATTTGAAGTTAATCCAGTTACAGGATTTGCTGCATTTGATGCAAATGGTCTTACAACTCCGTTATCGAGATGATAATCAGGTGATTGGAAATACTTTAGAACTCCAGAGGTTGTTGTGCCAGCATCTGGTGTCCAAGCAACAACAGTTCCTTTAGCAGTGTTACCACTACCCAAGTTTTGAGTGATTTCTTCGTCCTGTTGGAAAAGTCCAGTAACACCAGTTAACTTAACTGCTCTTAGATTAGATAAAGTATCTACAGTAGCGTAATTCGATGTTCCATATAGTAGTGGATCTTGAAGAATACCAATTCTCCTAAAATCATTTTCTACTGGGAAATCGCCACCACCTTCTGCATATGTCAAACGAATGTTTGTCATAATACGCTTAGCATTTAATTCAACAATAGGTTCTTTTCCGTGACCGCCTTGTGGAGAAAGAACACATTCAATTGCTCCAGTTGCAGAAGCCCCAAGAACTACGGGAGTCGTCAATCCTGCATCGGAATAAACATTTCCATTCTTTAGGATAACATTAGCATATGTATATCCAGAACCAGCGGTATGTAAGAAAGCATAATTAATTGCACCCGAGGAGTTTGTACCAAATTTAACAATACCGCCCGTTCCATCTCCGAAAATTGGAGTATAAAGTGCGGTTTGACTTGTTGGTAGATCTGAACCAATTGTTTTTAACACAGCCGCACTGATTGCTCCATCAACCGCTGCAGCTTGTACAGTAGCATCATTAACAATGGGAATAAAATCTGTTGAGAGGAATCTTAAAACATCATTTGTGGAAATAGTGTACATATATTTCCAAATATAATTTGAGAATCCATTTGCATCTACTGGTTCTTTGTAAATTCCATTAGCGTAGGTGCCACTAGAAGGCGCTGTGGATGGTTCATACGCAACTGTTGGGAGAACACCACCTGGGAGAAGAGAAGCAGGTCTTTCGCCGTTATACAGGCACTTAAATACCTCATAACGACTATTTACAACATAAAATTTTGCTGTAGAAATATTTTGAGATCCTGAAGATCCTCCTGGAATAGTTACAGAAGAAGTTTTTTCTGTTGAGTAATCAGGTCTCCACATGTCGAAACGACTATTGGTGGAAACATCCCAATTATATCTTCTAACTACTGGACGTGCAAATTCTCCCGTAATTCTTTTAGCAGCAAGAATATCTGCATAAGAAATGAATTTTTCGGATTGGTTATCGTATGGAACGGGTGGAATATCGTCTGTGGCAAAACGATAAACGCCAGTTAATGCTGTAGCGGCAGTATTAGTACTTGTAATTGGATTATATCCAGTTAAAGTGGATCCAGGAGCAGGAACTGCAGCAGCAGTAGGACCAATTGCAGAAAGAAGTAAACTATTGGGATATGATGCTACTACATCAGCTCTAAATGTAGCGGAAGCAAAATTTGCTCCAACAAATACTTTTTGACCAGCAACAAAATCAGTTGCTGATTTATTGTAAACTTCTAAGTATGCAAACCATCTCTGAGGTCTTCCTACAAAGAAATACATTCTTGTTCTCTCTGGGGAAGTATCAGAACCAGAAATAGGTTCTGTTAGAGATTCATAAAATTGTTTGGCATTAAAAATTCTAAACTTTTCAGAAATGATTGCGGCCATTGAAAACTTCTCTCTTGCTAATTGGTTCCGTAATTCTTATTTATATTTATACCCTCAATTAAGAGTTCTTAAATAATCTCCAGCATCGTGTGTTTTTGCAATAGTGTTGTATTGACCTCGCAAAACACCAATAAAACGATCAGACAACTTAGAACTATATGTAATTATTTCATCACCAACCAAAAGTTTACCTGATGCGGGGAATCTATTTGTGTTGGAAATGTAAATAACAGAACTTGTTGTAGTTAATGAAGTTTGTAAATATGCTCCATATTCATTAGTAGATCCATATCCTAAATTCATTAAAGTTTCTTCTGATACAGCTTTAGCACTATTTGGTCTCAACTCAAAATCTTCAATAGTTATATTGCCATAAGTTCTTTCAAATTGATCTAAACTAATTCCACCAATATTTACAAATCCCATATCATTAAAAGCGCCGTTCTCAAATTTACTTAACGTGGGACCAAGAGTAAGAGAAGCATACGAAATTGGAGTATTCACTATCTCTGCAAGCAAATCTACAAATCCAGTTGGAATAGTTTTTACAATTTCTTGTCCAATATTTTTAATGGTTGCTTCTTTTACATTTTCCCATAGTGTATGAACATTTACAATAATATCTTGCTTGAGTGAAACAACTGAATTTAAAATTGCCGTTAAATGAATTTCTTGATTAATTTGTGCAGAACTACCTTTAACATCCAAAATAATTGGAGATTTGCTTAATGTATTGATTTCAGTGGTAATTACTGTAAAAGTTTCTAATAATTCAGTTGGACTAATAATAGATTCTGCTTCATGGACCGCAAAACCATATTCTAAATTAACAATCGAAGATACTAATAATGTTGTGGAAATAGTTGGAAAGAATGTAATCTCAAATTTTGTATTTACTTTCTTTTCAGGATTTTTAATAATATCATATCCTTTGGCAACATATACCTTAGGTGAAGTTAGATATCCACTTCCTTGACTAGTTAAAACTACATCAATAACTTCGCCGCCACTAACTACAACAAATCCTTCGGCTCCACCACCTTGAGCTGGCGATATAATGCTTCCGCCTTCATCACGAAGAGGTTGCGGTACAAATACTAACTTTGGTGCATTTTCATACCCATATGCTCCAGGTTGAATTTTACCAAAACCATACTGACCATATTTTCTATCATTCCAATCAAGTTGTGTAATTTTTCCATTTTCCACTTTTGCAAAAACACTCAACCCCTCACCTTTAAATGTTTCATCATTTGGAGTTACAGTTAATTTACCATAAAAATTATTAGCAATTGATGAATTGGTATTGTATTGACTCTTGAGAACTTTATCTGGTAAAGAAATAACAGTTCTATAATTAGTTTCTCCATCAATTTTAATTTTGTCGCCAATATCAACAAAATTAGGTATTTTTTTATCTAGTGAAGATCCAATTAACCATCCAGAATTAGTTTTTTGCAATATTCCATTAGTTTCCTCGTCGAATTCAAAAGGACTAACGCTAATAATAGATGATGCTGGAATTGTGAGATTCCCCAATCCAGATGCTAAACCATTTATGATAACAATATCTTTGTTGATAACAAACGGAGCATTTTGAGCTTCAATTACTAAAACTGATCCAGTAGAAGTAACCGATACTCCTTTTGCTTTACCTATAGCTGTGTAACTATGGATATCATTGCCTTGATAGCAAATTCTATCAGCATACTGTGCTAATGGTGGAACATAATCTAAATTAATTTTAACTAGATTGAAGTAAGTATCTTCTTCATAATTAAAAGCGGTGACAGTAGTTGATGAAGATCTACCGTAGAAGTAAACGATGTAAACTTTTTGCCCAGGAAGAATTGGATTTGTGAAAGTAATAGAAGATCCTTGAATATTATAATTTCTTGTTTTTTTCTGTAAAACTCTATCAACAAAAACTAATAAGTTATTATCATTAAAAACTTCTAATGGTTTTTTGTTAATTTTTCTTCGCATAATAAATGGACCATAAAAAGATCCTGTAACAAAAGTTTCATCTATTTCTGCAATTTCGTAATTGGAAATAGAATATGCACCAAATGTTTGACCAGTTTTTGGTGGTTGTGTAAATACTATTTGATTTGGTGTTACATTTCTTCTTATGTAATAAGATCTATCTACAGGAAAGACAGGTGTTATTCCAGAATTTTGTAAAACTCCATCAACAGTTACGAATAAATTATCATTTGACTCTAGTATGATATTTGAATCATCTACAGAATTTAACAAATTAAATGAAGTTTTTATGCCATCAAACTGAGAAGAAATATTTTTAATTTTTTTAAAATAAGTTGAATTAATTGTGGTATCTTTATACCTTATTACTCTTCCAGAAAATTTTTGCTTAGGAGTATCGGACCCTTCTACATATTGCGATGAAGTAATAGAATTTCCATTAGAATTTCTATATCCTAATGGAGCTTCTTTGAATGTAATTTGAGTACCAGAAATAGTAAATGCATCTCCTGGTTGTTGTAAAATACCGTCTAAAGAAATAATTAAATTTTCTTGTTTAGGAACAAACAATAAATTATTACTTCCTAAAATTTTCATAGTAAATGTTTTATTGCCAGCTCGATTACCATTTGCATCAAAATAACCATTAAATTCTGGAGTCAAATAAATCTCAAAACTTTGTGTTTCTGAATCATCAAATGTATTAACAAATAAAGATCCTTTACCACGTTGTTTATCGACAAAAGAAGAAGATAATTGAACTTGCGTGAGTGTTCTGTATGATTTTTCTACTGTTATCTTATTCTTTTCTGGATCCCAAAGTTGTATTATTGAAACGTGATCGCTTTGTGGTTGTTGTTGACTAATTTGTGCATCACCTTTAGAATCAATAGCAACCTCACCAAACAATTTAAATCCAGCTGGGTGAGTTGAAGATTTTATTAATCTTCTCCATACATCGATGGGAGTTCTGGATCTTACAACATATGAATAATCCTGATAGAAGTAAGAATCTGTTAATTTTTGAGTGGATGCTCCAATTTTAGATCTATCAGATGCATAGTACCCAATATTATCAAAATACGATTTAATATCGTATGAAAATTCTCCCACAAATGAATTTACTACAGTTGCTGTTTTATTTTGCGTTTTTCCAATTATTTGGAGATCTTTTTTAAATTCTCCTTCAACTCTGTTTAATCTTAAAATATTACTTCCTTCTCTCCAACCATCTTTAGAAACATATCCAGAAGCAATTTTGGTCAATCCATCATACTGTTCTACAATTTCATTTTCAAAGAATAATTTTTCTGGAAAATTTTTAAGAACAAGTATTCTGTCTGAAGTAATTTTACGTTTTGTTGTTAAATCACTGTTAAATCCTTTACCATTATTAATTAAGGTAATTTTTGTAGGAATACCAATTTCATTGCTTGAAAAATACAACTTTACATCAGTTTCTATGATTCTAATTTCGGGTTTGGTGGTAAATCCTACTCCACCATTGATCAAGACAACTGCAGCTATAGAATTATCAGCATTTTTTCTGACTTCAAAAGCATAATTTCTACCGTCTCCTTTTGAAAGAACTGCTTTTGGTTTTGAATAATTTGCGCCAGGATTTACAATTTCTATGCCTGTCATACTACCAGTATCTGAATTCCATGAAACATTCACTGTGCATTCATTTGATATAGATGGTTGCACGCCAGTAATAACTGGCAATTTACTCATGTCTTTACCAGAATTTACAATTTTGAGAGAATTAATCTCTCCAATTGCATTTGTGGAAGTAGTCGTATAGTTTATTACTCCAGACCCAGAGTGTTGGGGGTATGTCTTAAATTCATATACCATTTCCGTGGGAGTATTGTAGATAATTTCATGTTCTCCCTGTAATGGATCATCAATAATTTTTAAATAAGCTTTTTCAGAATCAACAATTTCATTTTTATCAAAATAATAATAATTCGTAAATTCTGTATTTTTTTTATTGGTGAATGAATTTGATGCAATATTAGCACCAAATCCAATTTTTAATGTTACAAATGAATTAGCAAATCCAGGAATAGCAGATCCTTTTTCAACTTCAGTAGTTAAAATATTAAAGTTTCCACTAGGAGAAAATTCCAGAAAACTACCAGACATAGAAGGATGCGAAGTATCAAATTTATACTTATAGTAATTTTGTACTGGCGTAATTGGATTTTTTGTCCAATTTATGTTATCGTATGAAAATTCAAATTTATATTTTGGTGATTCTATGATATCGACGACACCTACTAATTTTCTTGGCGTATTTTGATCATAGAAGAAACTGGAAGCGGAGAGTGGATTTATCGTTGTTAATGTATTTGTAGAATTAAAATAAACTACCAATTCTCGTGAATCGAAATCATAAGAAGAAACGTATGGATCTGATGGGGTATTTCCTAATTGATAATTAAAATTCAGTAAATATTTTGGCAAATATGAAGATACAATTGATTTATCAATGTGATCTAAACTGTTAGTATTTTCTTGACCACGTAGAACAATCAATGAATTTGTTGAAGCATCTATAGATACTACTTTAACAACTTCTGTTCCTATTTTAATGAAATCATTATTGGATATTCCTGTAATTTCATTCAAGAATAGTTTGGTGTTCGTTGATGCAAACCCAGCGTGATCAACTTCAATTGTTAAAAATCTTGATGTTGACGAGGTAGGATTTCTATAAATTGATGTTGGACTTGCGGTTAGGATATCACCTTTCTTATAAAATTTTCCTTTAGTAGTAATTACAACAGAAGTAACCAATCCATTAGTTACTCCCACAGTAGCTCTTGCATTATTTGTATTTCCTGGGTTTCCAATTACTGCCGCAGAAAGATCAGATGTAATTTGTCCAGTTTCTCCTCTGCATTTTGTTTGATCGGCAAAAATTAATTCAACATTAGTATAAGTAGCGTTTCCAGAAGTATCATATGCATAATCTGAACCACTATTCAAAACAACAACCCTACCAACACCACTGTCATTTAATACTTTGTTGTATGCAGGAACATTTAATTTTAATTTTTGGTAAATTGTTTTTCTTACATAAATTGTAGTCGTTGTGGTGCTATCATCTGGTCTAATATCAACATTAATTAAATCGCCCACCGAAACATTATGGTTAGTATTAGTTTTTAATATTGCAATTTTATCGGTATTTGTCAGAACTCTAATTCCAGAACTTAGAGGATTTTTTTGAACAATTTTACTACCAACTGTATCACGTAAATTATTAGTTTTTAAGAAATATTCTGATGATACATCAAAACTTCCACGTAATACTTTTACCTTACATGTATTTTTTTCTTCAGTTGACTCTAATACCACACCCAATGCTTTTTGATTTAAAACTACAGACCCTGGATTTGAAGAATCTGGTAATAAAATTGGATTGCCATTAGGAGATGTGGAAATTCTAAAACTAGTCAAATCAGAATCAGCAACATAATAAATTTTACTAATATCAAGTCCAGAAAAAGCAGAGGAAAAAATAATTGGTTCGTTATTAATGAAAGTATTTGACGCTAATCTTATTCTATTATTAGAAACCGATAATATAATTGCCTGCTTTCCATTTGTTTGAGAAATTTCTGATCCCAAACTATAACTAGAAATTTTATCTACAACTAAATTAATTACTTCAATTGAAGAAGATAGTGTGTTTGAACCAGATTCATTAATATTTTCAAATCTTTTTGTTACTTCTTTTAGGACAATTGTTTTCGAATTAAATACATTACCAACCACACGACCTGTTGATGAATTTCCAATCTGTGTAATAATATCACCATTAAATAGATAACATGGAGATTCTGTAGTAAGTTTTACGCATTTATCTAATGATGGTGGGAGTAATACTAAAATAGAGCTATCACGTAGTAAAACATCGGTAGTATTTAATGAATAATCTGTAATGGTATTCGCATCAATTGTTGTGGAGAATCCTAACGTATTGACGTTTAACGGATAATTTGTAATACCAGATGAAATCAGTGGTGAATTAATGGTTGCATTAAAATAATCAAAAAACTTGTAAATACCAAAAGAAGCAAACAAAGAATTTACAGATTTCCCTTTTACGCTAGAAACTTTTGCTAAAACATCAGATCCACCAGTATTGGAATAATCTACTTCAACAATTCCATCTACTGAAAATGTGGGAGTTGATGAAGATATATCAATTCCAGAAACAGAACCAGATTTTACATTTTCCACAAATGCAGTAATATTGTCACCATTGTTTTTTGTTCTGGCAGTTCTTAATCTTGTGATATTTAATGGAACATCATCCTGGGAAATAGTTTTATTATAATTTGAATCTACTGGAATAGAATAATAATTTTTTCCTAAGAAATATGGATATACTGGAGTATTATTTTGCTGTATAGATACAAAATATGCATATACTCCCTCTGGATAATCTGGTGTTACGCAAAATCTTCCATTGTTTTCATCTAAACTACCAGATCTGTGTAAATACTCATAATCTTCTACAAATGATCCCAGAGGATATGAAATGGTTGATGGTCCTCCTAAACGAGTAGTTTTTAACTTGTAACTACTTGTCATCCTCACAATAGATGAAGAAGGATTACCCGCATTTTGATATCCATATGGACCATAAATGGGATTTCCATCATATGCAAAACCAATAATAGGGGAATGTACTAAAGTATTTGGTACATTATCTAAATTATCTAGATTATCTCCAAGCGCAACTCGAAGTGCTTTAGGATTTGCAATATAATTGTATCCATACCCCAAAGATGGATTATTATTTAAAAAGTAATGCCCATAATTATCATCTAAATTTGTTTTTAATTTTTCAAATCTATTTCTGGTCCAAGTTCTAACAATAGAAGTTGCTTCAGCTCCAGAACCAATTGATTGTATTGTTACTGTAGTTGTTAATGGATCGTATGATTTTCCCTCTTCGATTTTTTCAAATCCAATGAGATTTCCTTCTTCCGAAATTACTGAATTGAATCTAGCAAATCTTCCCTTTCCTGAAGAATCGGTAATAATTACTTTAGGAGCAGTAGTATAATATTCGCCAGGATTAACTACTTTTATACTTGTTATTCTGCCATTCGTAATGACTGGTTCTGCAGTTGCATTTCTACCAGATGTAATAATAATAGTTGGAACTGGTGGGAAAAATCCAGCGCCTCCCTCTACTACATCAATTCTATCAACAGTGTCTCCAGAAAGAACTGCTTTACCTTCTGCTACACCACTTACTCCAGCAGTATCAATAACTAAAACTTTAGGTGGATCTAAATAACCGCTTCCTTTCTTAATTAAATCAAATTTTGTAATTTCACCAAAAGTAATTACTTCGTCATCCTTTACTCCACGAATAGGAACACCATTAATTAGAACTCCAACATCTTTATTTGTGGTTTCGTAGATTTCAGTGGTTCTTGTTGGAAATTTTCTGATTAGTTTTAAATTTTTCTGATCCGCTAAAGTAATACTCCAATTATTTTTTCCGATTGCATGGCTTGGATACCCAGAAGAAGCAATATAATAATATTGATCATCTTCATAAATTGCGGCTACATTTACAAGAACATCAGATAACGAAGATATAGATGATACTGAATTATTTTCGTTCAAATTCCAACGTATAGAGTTGGTTAATTTATTGAAAATAATTGGATTTTTTGAATCAAACCCAGATGCAGAGATTTGTACGGCATCTCCAACTGAAGAATATGGAACTGGAGTATCTTGATTTAAATTATATAAAATTCCTAATACTAGAATAGTTCTTGATTGTGGTTGATTATTTTCATTAATATATGAAACAGTAACATTTGATTTTTTATATACTGCAGTATTAGCAGAATATGTTCCTGGTGTTACTCCACGATTTCCAATGATAAACTGATTTACTGTTTTGGATTTATAGCTAATTTCTTCTGATCCAACAATCAGAGTTCCTGTGGGAGTTCTCCAACCATTTGTTGAATAAACATTGATTCTTTTATTAGATGCAGTGTTTGATAATAGAGATGAAGTTAAATATGTTTCTGATATTACAGAAAACTCTCCCACTACGCTTTGTTCTGAAAGAATTATTTCGTAATACCCTTCTCCAATAGAAACAATATTATCAATAACGGCAGAGGCATAACCAATGCTAGAATCATTCTGATCTTGTTGCTGAATTATTCTTGCTCCAATTAAATATCTAATATCCGATACATTACCTACAATTTTTGCCTTTAGTGAATAGTTACTGACCCACTCACCATAAGATGCTTTATACGTGGAATCTTTGGGATAATATACTGTAGGATCATTTGGACCATCAGAAGGAACTAATGCGTTAAAAAGAAACTTAATTGAAGATTCAGTTCCTTTGGATGCATAAAAATTCTTAATGTTCTTAATTAAAAGAGATTTATCAACAGAAGATTTTAATGACGCTTCTGGAAATGACGATAGATATTCAGTTTCGAAATTTTTTACTAAAGAATATAAAAATAGATGACTGATGTTGAAAACAGGATATCCATTTAAGTGCTGAACCCCAGTTCCAGCATCATCATTAGATACGCTCTTAAAATTTAAAGAATTATATAAATCACCAATCTTTGTAGTTGAGCTGACGTTTCTATAGCAATTTACAAATGAAGTTGATGTTTTTGTTTTGTAAAAAATTACTTCATCGTCAATTAAAATATACCCATTTACATCAGGAAAAGACGAAGTATTTTCTACGTTAATAGTTGTTGACGAACCACTAATATTTTGTGTTAAAACTGTTTGTTGATTAAGTAAGTCGTGAGTGTATGTATCAATATCACGATACTTTGTTAAATTTGATATTAAATCAACTGGTTGCCCTGGTAATTCAAGCTGCTCATAGTATTTCTGCATAAACGCAGAAAATTTAGGATATTCAGATACAATAAAATTTGGTAACTGATTATCAATAAGAGCAGATAGGCTTTTAACTTTAGTTGCCATTTATTTCTATTCTTGAATTAGAGTAAACGAACTTTTTTCGATGTCTACATCAAGGTAAACTTGACGTTTTGCAACAATATCATTATATTGTGGTTTCAGACGAATTTCTATTTTGTTGTCTAGGAAAGATCCTTTGATAATTGTTAAATCATATAACCTAACATCACCTTTTGCATAGTCAATTTCACCCTGTTCGGAATTTAAAATAATTTTATCACCTGTTTGTGGATCTAAACGATAAAGAACAACTTTTGAATCTCTGTCTTCAATATAAACAATAAAGTTTGGATATTGTTGTACTACAAATCCAGTAGAAACTAGAGTTTGTACATCAATATCATCGTCAAACGGATTATTAAAGCAAAATTCATAGTATGCACTATTATTTAACGAAGGATAGAAATCCTTTCTCATTCTAATGTCGGTTAAATTAGAACGAATAGAAGTATCAGAAGCATCAATTGTACTGATTGATTTACTATATCTAAACTTACCACCAAATTTTTCTGTATCTGATAAAGCAATATAGTTTGTTAAGTTAGCAATCACTTTTTGTTTAACTTGATCTGATGTTAAGTTTGTTTGTGCTTGGTCGTAAAAAATTCTTGAAAATAATTCTACAAAGATAATTGAAGGATCAACAATCTCTGGAGTGATTGCAGCAACTGAATACTTTTTCAATTCTTGTAATATAATACCTTTCGTATATGACGATAAGAAATTGAGGTTTCTTGGTTTGATAGAAACTTTTACTTTTCCGTATTCGGGTGGATTTTCTTCTTCTCCACCATAAGAAATGACATCAGCAACAGCTGGATAGATACGACGAATAATTGCTTCGTAATCTAATGAAGTGACGGCTCTGTTTTGAGCACCAAATGAAGCAGGGGCGTTTCTTTTGATACTATCAATACTTTCGATATCTTCGCCGCCAAATGCCTTTGTAAGCGATGTGACGCTATTTACAGTGGTTGTGAATGATCCTGAACCAGCAACATCTGTAATTATACCATTGTAAGTGAAAATAGAAGCACCATTCGTTGCAGATGCATTTGTCGTTAGATAACTAATCTCAATAACCTGATTTGCTGTTAACTTTTTACCAAAAGTTCCATCGCCAAAAGTAACTTTATAATTTTCATCTTCTACCTCAGTAACAAAATACGTTGGAGAATTGCTACCGACATTCAGAATATTATCTGATTGAAAAAACTTTTGAAACGATGATGAATTTGAACTATCAAACACATTCACACGAATGGTTGATGTATCGATGTTTGAGTTCTGTAATACGATGCTGTATGACCCTGTATACGCTGAAACGGTATATCTGTTGGAAATATACGTTCCCTCGTATATTTTTAAATTTTCGAAGTTTACTGTGTTGTCTGGCAGCACTGATGTCTGAACATCATCAAGTAAAACATATTGATATAATGATTCATTTACATTTGTAAGAAATGCATTACCTCTTCTTAAAAAAACTGACTGAGGTAAATTAGTTCCTGTTAGAGTTACATTTAAATTTACAGCGCATGAAGCAGCTACTGCAGATCGTGGAGTGTATCCTAACTGTTTTGCAAGCGATACTACATTGTCTCTTAGCGTTGCAGAGTCAAGAAATGACTCATTGACAAGCATATTCGCATTAAATGATGTGTAATATGTGTTATATGCCAACACATCCAGTAGCATACCAAGAGTAGATCCTTCGAAATCGTAGTCACTGAAGTCAGAATTAGCTCTTAGGTAATCTCTAAGAGCATTTCTTATCTCAAAATAATCTAAACTTGTTAACTGATTGTATGCCATTATCCTCTAGTTCTCTCTAAGAAGAGGTCTATACTGTCTGTTTTCTCTTCTAAACCAACAATTGAATAATCGATTACAATATCATATCCATCTTCATTAAAATTTGGTTCTACACTGACGGAGTTCAACAACACTCGTGGTTCAAATGCACCTATCGTATACTCAATTTCAGAACGAATTGATGTAGCATTGATGTAATCGACAGGATCAAATAACAATCTTGTTACTCGACTACCAATATTTGGGTTAAAAAAGCGTTCGCCTGGGTAGGTGGTCAATAAATTTTGTATTGATTTTTTAATTGCAACGAAATCTTTGACCACCATGAGGTCGTCGGTAATAGGATTCTTATCAAAAGTGATGCTAAGATCTTTAAACGACCTACTGACAGGCATAGAAATATACTATTTTCTATTATTTATACCCACCACTCAACATAATCATCAAATCCTTCCTTACCGCCACACATTTTTGACATTCTATTTTTTGGAGGATCATTTTTTCTTGTTTTTGACGGAGTTCCTCTCTCCAAAGGAACATAATCAGTGATTAAACGTGTCGTTCCCCACGTTTCTTTCATATATTTTGTGTCTCTGTCTGGATTTGAGTGCGTAGCCATCTGTTTTTCTCCTTATTTGAGTGAAAACAGAACTTTTTACGGGGTTGCTATCCCGTCAAAACATAAAAAAACGCCAAAACTGGCGTTAATTTCATTATTTTTTAATGTCCTTGCCCACGATAACGCTTTTTGCGTCCATTACGTGAGGATGCAGCAAGGTTTGTATTTTTACTGCGACCTTGACGAGTGCATTTAGGTTTGCCAGGGACATAACTTGACTTGTTAAAACTTGGTGATTTTGCCATTCGTTACCTCAATAACTTCAATAGTATACAATATTTTTACCCGCTTGTCAAGACATTTGCAGATCCAGTGGTAATTTGCCCAAGATCGGCAGAATCACCGATTCTTGCAATCGGTCTGCCGTTGACAAGCACTCTTCCATAACCTGCATTGACTTGTGCTGAATGCCCAATACAGGGAGGAGCAGGTAGAGGAGCAGAATTTGTGATCGTGTGAGGTGATAACGCAGCATTCGCATAAGCCGCTCCCCTTCCGTTGATACGAACATTGGGAGATCCTTCCTGAATCGTCGTCGTAGTATCACATCCGTGACCAGTTGCTACCGTATCGTTTTGTCTTGCAATTCCTGGCATTACTTCAACTGTTGTTCTATATTATTTAGACGATCAAACAAAGAATCCAATGCCTCGTTAAGCTTTATATATTCCGAGTTGGGTGGTCTGTATAGTATAACGAAGGGATGTGGAATCTGTGCTAAACGATTCTCAACTCTTTTTACTCTTCTTTCGAGATTTTGTAGGATTTCCTCCAAAACCTTCACCTGCTGATTGGTGTTGTGTTGCAGCAAGTTGCTTAAGCTCGTCTTCCAAACTTGATTCGTCATTCATCGTTTCTCCAAATGTTGCTGTATCAGAGTAAATTAACTCTCCAGTTTGATCAAACGTAGAAATCTCTAACGTATCATCAGCATTATACAATCCAGTGTACCACTTTTCTGCTAAACCTAGCATATGATCCGCCAGTTTTTCGTAGTCATTGAATGATACGTCTTCAACAACTTTTCCTTCTTTGTCTACAATTTTATATTGTACTGTTTTATCTTCAGTCATTGTTTTCGCTTTCATCAAAAAATTCGTCTACTTTTTCTATAAGTACTGAACCATCCTTATTGATCTTCCATTCTACTACATCACCTTCTTCCCAACCAACTAAATCAGTCAGTTCATCAGGTAGTGTAATAAAGTATTCATCAAAATCTTCATTATATTCTACGGTTGTTTCGTAAATGTGTGGAATCATGATTTGTTTACAACTGCATTATATATCAACTTATATACAACATATGTTCATGTCTTATTTTTGTAGCACAATAATCTAAAGCATCATAAAATGTGGAAAAGTGAAATCTCAATATTCTCTGAGATCCTCTATTTCCACATATAATAATACTATGCGTATTATGATCAACAAGTATATGTGTTACTTGTTCCATCAACAATCAGCTGATTCAACGTCAAAAACTAACAGTAAATTAATACGCTTCTGACGACAGCGATTTGGTTGAGTGTTAATTACGGTAGGAGGAACTACAACTGGGGCACCAGATGAACCTTGAAAGAAGCTCGGCGGTTGATACTGTACTTGAGCAGGAGGAGCGTATTGAGCAATTTGTTCATTTTTTAACATTGCTTCGACTTCTCGCATTCTGGCATTAATTCCAGGTCCAGGAGAAATAAAGATTTTTGTGCCATCTTTTTTGTAGTACGTTGCACCATATGGTTTGTCAGACCATTCTGTAGCAGCTTGCTGAGCATATGAGGCGGCGGCAAAAGCACTCAAAGGAGATGTGAGCGTTGCCACGGCAATTCCAAGAATACCAAGTTTTTTCATAATGTGGTCTTTTGAGATATTTCAATCTTAGCATCCCCTCTACGCTTTGTCAAGCTTTCTGTGGTCATCTTCCAAAGTTCTTTCAATACCATGAAGATATACGAAAACTCTTCGATTGGTGTGGTCCGAGTACTTAGAGGTTTTTGAGTCATTTTGTTGGGGGAAAAATTTTTTTATGAATGTGTAATCTATCGAGCGTTTTCAAAGTTTTGTAGGTTTATAGTATCTATGGGATTTCGCTCGGCGCCCCCGATACAAACGTATTACCCCCGATCAACTGCCCGTGGGGGCGATGGCGTCGGGGGTGTGCTAGGGTGGCGGGTCAGTCCTGCCACTGAGGCAGGCGGGCGAGTGCCTCTTCACGGAAGCGGTCGGCGTGAGCACCTGCTAGCCACGATGCCTCCACCGTGATGGGCACATGCAGGCCCATGGTCTGCTGTGCGTCGTCAGTGGGGCGACCTGCCCACACGATCTGGCGGGTGGTGAGGCATGAGGCGGGGGTCATGATCATGAGAGGGGGGTGCGATGGGACAGGATAGGGGGGGTCAACCGCAGGCGGTCCATGCCCCTCTACGGTTGCGGCGTGGTTTGGCGGTGGTGCCCGTAACCTTAGTGCCATCGGGGCGGGCGCCCTTGACACTGGAGCGAGACCCCCCCACACGGGTCATCGTGAGATTCCACCGCTGGGGGCGGGCAGCGGGCAGGCGGGTGAGGGTCATGGTGCCCGCTTCAATGGCGGCGGTGAGTTCTGCAGGGGTCATTGTTTGGTTGTCGATGTGATCAGTATAGCACCCCCCGAGGGGGGGGGGGGGGCACCAGGGTGGGCGGGCGGACCGGGCCTCTGCCCAACCGTCCCGCCCAAAGCGGGGGGGACCGAAATCATCGGCGTCCATCAGGTCGTCGTGCTCGCAGTCCTTATAGAAGCGGTCGGACTGGGAGTAGGAGTCGCCGTAAGCGAAGGAAGTAGTTGCCATGGTCAGGTCGTTTGGTTGATGCGTTAATTCTACAGGGTCAGGCGAGGGGGAGGGGGGTGGTGTGTGCCACCCCCTCAGGTGTCACAGTTCTGCCAGCATCTCATCCAGTTCGGCGGTGTCGATCTTGGCATCCATCCAGCGGGCGCC